CACATTTAGGTGTTCCTTCGCCAGGTTCGTCACTTGCACAAGTTCCACCTGTGACTACGTTAACCCAACCACCTTTTCCGTCTTTGGATTTAGAACCCTTGAACCATTTATGAAGAGAACCCTCATCTAACTCTTTCTCAAGTTTTTGTGCTTGATCTTTATGCATTTTAGAAGAATTTTTGAGTTGACTTATAATTTTTTCAACTCTTTTGCTCTCATTCATGTTTTTTGGTTTTTTACCCTTCTTCTTCATATTTATAGCAATTGCAGCTTGTTGAGCAGGATTCGCTGCCTCATTCATTTTCTTAGTCTTTTTCTTCATCGTATTGATGAATTTTCGATACACTGCTGCTTCAGAGCTTTTACCCATCTCTCTCGCCCTTTGTTCCATAGCAACAGCCGCTTGAATCTTATGAGCATGCGATCTTGAAGAATTACGTATCTTTGAGACAGATGCTTTAGCAGTAGCCACGTCCTTAAAACCGAGTCCGTGAATAGTTCCTTTAGGATTTTCATCTGTATATAAATCAGAATGTTTTTTAGAATTTGCTGGTTGACCCTTCTTTCTTGGAATACGAGGGTTACTTTCTTCTAACATCATAGTTTATTTAAAATCTCTAAACATTTTTTATCAACTTCAATGTCATGTAATGCCGAATGAGGGTACTCTGGTATTCTTTGCAAATAAACCAAGAATGTTTTAAGAATATTCCATAAGTCCCTATCTATTCTAAAAAATAGTAAAGGTGTTGTTGCTTCTCCAAAAATATTATAAAGAATAATAAAATGATTTAAAAGTAAATGAACATTCAATTCTCCTGAATTTTTATACTTATTCAAAAGACGCTTAATCCATTTAAACCGTTTCATATCATCATAAAAATCCTCTTGCGTGACAGCTTGAGGATTATTATAATGCTTTATAGCAAACATTATATAATTGGATTCATTCAATTCATCAAATTTCATATTAAATCATTTAATTTTTTATACTTTATAAAGTATCAGGAAGTTTAGCGTCGTCTGATGCGTCACCAGATATTGAACTGCCAGCAACCAATACTTCTGTTTTTACTCTAAAGTTTCCATTACCGTCAACATATGTAGTAATGCCAACCCAACCAGCGTGAGCAGGACTATATTTTTTCTGTATTGCAGTTGCTGTTGTTCCCGAACCTATTAATTGTGCTTCAGTTACATCTACTCCAAAAATTTCACCTGCTCCGTAATTTGTATCACCAATTGTTGATACAGGTTTTTCACGAATTTCATAACCTTTATTACTTATATTACTAGCAGGTAGATTTGCTGTACTGAGTGTAAGCATTGTTGCACTTGTAATACCTATGATTACACCTTCAGAAGTTCCGTCTACAGTCATAACCTGCCCGACTTTTACTCCATTACCTGCTGTCCAAGCAATACTTCCACTCTGTTTAGTGACTACTCCTGTGGTAACATTGACGTTAACATTACCTGTAGAGTATACTGTGTCTTTTGTACCCCAAAGAGCCATTTGTTTTACCTAATAAATT